CTTTTAGTTTGTTTATTTTTTTCATTTTGTTTACCTGCAAAAAATAATAATATTGCACCTATTGCGCCAAAGGCAGCTAGTATTTTATTTATCATCTTTCTTCCTAAATTTTTCTATCATTGCTCCGGTAAGTAAAGCTACACCAGCCCACAACATAGTGTCTGCTGATGCATCAATCTTATCATAAAGCGTAAACTTTGTTAATAATTTAATCTTGGCACCATAAGCAATAAGAGCCAACTTAGAAAAACCACCAGAAGAGATTAGGAATAAACCAGCTATTCTTTTAGAAGATTTAGACCCTCTATCGTCTTCAATGAAATTTATAATACCGGCAATAAAACTATTCATAATTAAACCCCTATTAATTCAAAATGAATTAGATCATCAAAAGTCTGGTCATTAAAATCATTGTCATTATCCCAATCTCCACCCCATCTAATTTTAATATTATTAGCTTCTGCCATTCCTTTAACATATCCAGCAAAATGGTAAAATTTAGATTTCTCTTTGCTGTCACCTTTTCCCCATTTATCAGGTATTGGGTAAGGTGAAATATCTACTGCTAGGCTAGGTTTCTCATTATGCTTGCTGTGCTTTACTTTAGTTCTTCTATTCTTATCATTAAATAATTCTTCCTGTCTTTCTATGCTTCTATGCCCTTCTATTACAATACAATCATATTTTCTAACAACTTGATTGAATAATATTTGCAATCTAATATCGCAAGTTTTTAATTTATTATCAGATTCTTTAGAAAAATTAGGCATATTATTTATTTAAATTTTTACAAGTTTTTATTCCTAGCATCTCATTATGCTTTATATAATAAATTAAGTTTTTTTACTTACTACTTTTTTTCATCATTAATTAAACATATTGCTTGCCCCCATAATCTTTTAGAGCTAAAATCACCTTTTGAATCTAATAAAAAATTTAATCGTTCCATAATTTATTTCTGTTAATAAAAACTATTATTATTATTATAATATAATATGTTTATAGTATAATGCAATTTTAAATATTTATATGAATAATTTAATAAAAATCCACCATAATATAAATGAAATAAACAAAAACGTATATAACAAATATAATAAATTATATTTATATTGCTTAGTTGGTCGTAAAATTTTAAGAGAAGAATCAGAAGTCAAAATAAATACTATGTATAATGAAATGATTAATCTAATTGAAGCTAAAAAAACACTAGAATTACTTTTTAAGTAAAGTTTCTAATTTATGAAGCATTTCAAATTTTAAATCCATTTTATCACTTATATGTTTATTGTAAGTTTCCATCTCTCGTCTCAAAATATCACTAGTTTCTGATATTTTATTCTCTATTCTAGTCATCGTATCATTTAAGCTAGATTTAAGAATATAGTTTTCTTTTACTAAATTATGCTTTTCATTTACATCTTTTTGCAAAGATGAAACTTTTTTATCTAAAATGTTGATCTTATTATCTGCTTTGTTAATTAAAAACCAAACAAAGGCCCCTAACGCACCAATAAACATTTTCATTATAAATTCTAAAGATATAGTACCCATTATGAAAACTCCGTATTTATTGATTCTAACTCTTTTATTGTAGTAGCAGAGTTAATTTTATCTTGTAACCTTCTAACTAAGGCTCTATTTTCCGCAACCCCCTCTTTCATATCTTCCCCTATATCAGCTTTTCTTATTACTTGCCAATCTGTGCTTGTTAAATATGAAATACACTCTGTTAATTTAGAGTTTTTAAGCCCTGCTATTAATTCATTATCTGTTTTAGTGTATTCAACTAAAGCACCATCAACTACAGCCATTTCTTTCCCTAAAGCTGCTTGATGCTCTTCTTCTGTAATCTCAATATATGGCGAGCCATCTATAGTTTTTGCAACTTCATCTATTACATTATTAGGGTAATTCATAAAGCTAGGTAAATAACCCTCAACTTTTGTTGTTTCTTGATTGTATTTTACTTTTATCATAATTTACCTTTAATTACCTATTGCTTGCCAAAAAGATAGTGTGTTTGCATAATTTGCCGGACTATAATAAAAACCTGAAGTAGTTAATGCACTACCTCTAGGTACTCCACTGCCAACTGAACTACCAAAAGTTAGATTAAATGCTTGATTTGGGAAAGTAATTGGAAATGATATGGTAGTATTTGCAGACCCTGCTCCTGCATAGCCCCATTGAATTATTGATCCAGAAGGTAAAAATTGATAGCCATTTGCTGCGTTAGAACTTGCAAAATCTCTTGAACTCTGTAGTGCTAATGGAGTCCAGTTTACACCATCATATACTAAAGTTATTTTATCGCCAGCTTGAGAAAGAACCCTATCAATGCCACCACGCAATACAATATTTCCAGTGCCAGAAGCTATAGTTATAGCTTCACTACTACTAGATAAAACTATTGTATCCCCTGCAGTTCCACCATTTATAGTAGTTAAAGTATCATCAACAAAGCCCTCACCCCTTAAATTTGCAATAGGTTGTGTATAGTTAATAGATCCGCTTGATATTGTTTGCGAGGCTCTACCAAAATTAAATTTTCCGTTTACTGTTAAATTATCAGACCAAGCAACATCGGTACCATCAGATGTTAATATTTGATTAGCAGCACCTATAGCTAATCTCTCTGCTACACCGCTTGAAGAACCATGGATAATATCTCCTCTAGTAGTTATAACATCTTGTTGAGCAGCTAAAGTAGTTCTAGCAGCAGCAGCCGTAGTATCATCTAATAATGTTTGAGCGTAAGAGCTAATACCTAAAGTAGTCAAAGCAGCAGCAGCGGTAGTATCATCTAAAACAGTTTCCATGAAAGAACTAACCGTAATAGCCGGGGTACTGATAGTACCAGCGGAAGCAATCATATCACCGTTAGCATCAAAAGCTAAGAATTTACTAGCTCTATTAGTTGGTAATGCTAAAGAACCGCCCTCGGCGTCGGAAGCACTTAACCTTAAACACCGGCTAATATCTCTTTCTAATTGTTGTTGAACTGCAAAAATTTTAGTAAATTCTGCGTTGACTACATCTGCCCTAAAAGCACCAGCTACGGAATAACCGGTTAATCTTTCAATAGCTATATCACGAGATAAGGAAACTTTGTCGCCGGAGGTAAGACCGGAATTGAAAACTACTTTACCACCGTCCATTGGTAAATCATTTGCCGGAACTATGGCACTACCATCTGATTGCTTGACAACATAATCTGTTGTTTCAGTTTTAAGCACGTCATTAACATAGACCTTAATATCCTCCGTTGCAAAAATCATATAAGTAAAGTTAAAATCAGTTTGACTAGCCGTGGCTGTGTACTGATCTAACGGTATTTCATCTACTAATGACGGTACTGTAACCATATTATTAAATATTCAATTAATTTTTAGGAATCCCAAATGTATTATTAAACTCTTTTTCCATTAAGTCAAGAGTTTGTCGCACGCCTATCATAGTCTGTAACGGTAATAATCTACGTGCGGAATGGATTGTAGATTGATTAATATTGCCACTAAGGATACCACCTGCCACATTCAGTAAATTATTTACTTGACCTGTTGTTGGGCCAAGAGCCGCAAAATTATTATAGTTGTAGTATTTGTTTGTTGCGTTAGTACCAAGAATCCTTGATAATCCGATATTTCCTTGAGATATTTTTTCAAGACGATTATTATAATCCATTACCCAAGCTAGTGTACCGCTACGATCAACACCTTCTTGGACTAAAGTTTTAGTGTCTGGGATACTTTCACCCCTAGCAGCTCTTTTATAAGTTGCAACTAAAGTACCTAACCCAACCATAACTGATAAACCTTGAACCGTTTTTACATCAAAGTCTTGAACTATCGGGATTAAAGTTTTTTGCATTGATGAAAAAGCAAACGACTGAAATTGGCCAAATAAAGTTAAACCATTTCTTGACATCCATAACGGAGTTGTAGCAATACCCGGAGTGACGATTGCAGCATCCACTTCTTTTCTGATTGCAGTAGCATATATCTCACCTAATTCTTTAGCTTCAAAATCCCACTTAGAAATATTTGGGAAAACTAAATCGTCTATAACTTCACCATGTTTTTTTATCTGCGCTCTGATAGCTCTAGCCGAAGCTTTATCAATACCGACTTTAGCAAGATTAGATATTTGTTTAGCCGAAGCACTATTACCTGCAATCGCTGACATAGCATCGTGCATATTACTTTGAATGATACCACCAGCTACTTGACGTAAAGAAGCGTTCCAATGTTTAATACCAGTTGCAGTAATTAGTTTCTGGTTAGCATAATCAGCACCACGTTCGAATTTAGTGTGTCTACCGAAATCGTCCATAATATCACCAATGGCGTTTACACGTCCATTATTGACCAGATCAAGAGCAACACCCATACGGTTCATTTCTCTTGCATGAAGTTTTTTATATTTTCTAAATTCCGGCGAAGCTAGTTTTTTTACTAATGGTTTTAAACCTTTACTAAATAATTTGCCAAAACCACCGGCCATTACCTGTTTACCTACATCTGGTATTGAAGAGGCAAGAACATCACCAAGCATAGTTACCACATTATATTGCTTGACTTGACGTTGCACACGATAAGCCCAACTATCTGGGTTTATTGAATACCCATAAGTACCTAATAATCTATCTCTTAGGGCAAATAAGTCTGCTAAATCTTCCTCTTCTCTTTTTTTTAATTTTCTTAATTCTTTCGGGTCATCAAGAACTTTTGCTTTAAGGTCAGCATACTCTTCTTTAATGTCTTGAACTATTCTTGATTTACCGGCCTGCATATTGTCATCTAAGAAGTCCATACCAAATCTTTTAGCTAATCTGGTACGAGATGACATAAGTTTAGCGTACTTAGTCATAACAGCGTCAACGTCCATCTCTAAAAATTCTTCTATCTCGGTGTTATCCATTAATAATTTTCTACTTTTAGCAAAACTTGGTAGAGAAGATAGACCAATATTGTCATGCAATACTGCACTTGAAGACCCCATCACATTATCGTAAACATCAAGAGCTAATCTTTGAAAATAACTTTCGTCTAATGTTTCAATAGCATCTTCATAAATCCTAAGTTTTTCACCACGCTTTGCTTTTGAATATTCAGATTTAAAGTAATCAGCTATTTTCTTTTGGAACTTAGCTGGGTTAGCAGCTATTGTTGCCCTATTAAATTGACGTGGGAAATAAGTATCTAAAGTGTCTTGTATTGCTTTAACATCACTAAAGAAGCCTTCAATCTCTAAACCTTCTTTACCATAATGTTTTAGAATATCTTTACGCACCTTAGCTGCTGCCGCTGCTGCCTCTGGTATTGGTGAATTGCCTTGCCTATTCAAAGCCTTAGAAACTTCGGTATTAAATTCTGCACGAGATAACCTATTAGGGTCTTTTCCTATCCGCCGTCTATACTTAACGAACTGATCTTGATTATTCAAGATAACATCGGCTAACCTACCTTCATCTAATAATCTTTCAGACTCAACAGATTTTGCCGTATTAATACCTTTTAAATTCTTCTTTAACTTAGGGACAAACTCCGCTATCTCTTGTAGGGCTAACCGGGAAGATACCACTGGGCTATTTATTAAACGCAACCCGGGGTCTTGAAACATTATAGGTTTGAACAAACTATGGTAAACTAAACTATTTTCTTCTAATAGTTCTTCTCTTGATTTCTTAGGTGTTGCTGCTGCACTTAAAGATAAACCGGGTTTTTCTTGAAGCTCAACACCTCTACGTACATCTTCGGCAAAATCTGTAATATCTAATTCAGCTTCCATTTGTTTCTTGAACGCTGGGTATCTAGCAGATTTAGTTAATAAAGCATAACTACCAGCACCAAGCACACCAGATAATAAAGTACCTACAGAAATATTAGCCGCTGATTCACCAAGAGTTCTACTTTCTTGCTGTGAATGTAAAGCAGCTTCTTGTAAAGAAATAGTACCAGCACCAACCATTGCAGTTCTAGCACCAGCATTTAAAACATTGTAAGTTGCTTTCCCTGTCTTTCCTATTTTATAGACAGCACCACCAATAGGAAATAAGTTAATAGGGTCTAGTGACCCTGCTGCAAAATTAGCTATAATTCCTTTCCAACCAGCATGGGCATTATATTCTCTATCAGAACCTTCCTGGTCTATTTGCTCTTTAATTGCATTAAAATGTTCTTCGTTTTCAGCGTTAGCAAATCTTAAACTAATTGCCCTAGATAATTGATACTCTTCGGGTAAACTAGCAAAAGCTTTACTATAATCAAATTCCGGATCAAACACCCAATTACCACGGGATTTATTAGATACGATAGCTCCTACAAAATTTTCGTAACGAAATGCTCTTTTAAATGTTTCACCCCAAGTAGTTTCTATTTGTGGTACATTAACGTTTTCTTCTTCGTTAATTAAATCTGGTAAAATTATATCATTTTGTTCTTTTAAAAAAGGCATATTATTTAAAATATAGGTTCAATATCATATTTACTTTGTTCTTTCTTTTTCTTATCCGCTTCTGCTTTTAAAGCTTCATTTTCTTTTTTTGTTTTTAATTTCCAATTTTCATAATCCGGTTTCCAACGAGCTAAGTTTTCATCAGCTATTGGTTCTAACACGCCGTCTTTATTAAATATTAAAACTCGATAAGATGGGTATTGTTTAAATTCTCTAGCCGTTCTAGTATCCCACTGAATTATTACATCATCATCAGCTAAGTCTTTATACTCTGGTAAAGATTTCAAATCTTTCATTAAATCTTTTTTAATTTCTTTAGCAGGCATATTTGGGTAAGCTATTTCAATAGGAAATTTAGTTAATTGTTTTGATTGACCATTAATTGCAGTAGTACCCCAGGTACGTTTTAAAGCTAATTTAGCTTGTTTTTCAGCTAACTCGGCATCACCATTTGTACTTAGATACCAAGTTTTATAAAGACGTTTATAATCATTAATTGCTGCTGCCTCAACACCAAGCTGTGTATCTGGTAAAGAAGCATTGATTGAAAGTACCCCTTCGTCAAAAATATCTCTGACAGTATTAATTACTTTATAAGAATTAATTGTAACATTTGTGCCTTTGTCTTCAACCAGTTCTTTAAAATCTTCTTCAAGAATTTCTAATCTACCTTTATTAAGACCACTAGTGATATTAGCTACTTTCTCTACAGCCTGTTCATTAGGTGTACCAGCTTTAACCATTTCGTCAATCATTATGGCTTGAGTAATATCTTTGTTATCAAAGTCATCTAAAGCTTGAGGTTTAGTTTCCTGAATACGACCAACCAAATCTGCATAAAATACTTTTTGCTCTACATCATCACCCCTAAATACCCCACGCATTTTACCACGTAAAGTTTCGGGAACCACACCAACAGAATTAACATAATTAGCTATTGTACTTTTCTTCACGGCTGGGTCTTCAATAGCATCTATTTGTGGGGAAAGAACCTTAGTGTAAACTAAATCAACAGCCTTTTTATCGTCAGTATTTTTAGGGTCTATAAAATCGGAGCCATTCATAGCACCATAAACTTTTCTCAAAGATAATGACTCTTTAACTACTTTGTCTTTCTCATCATCTAACTTCTTGAAAAGTGCTACTTTTTTAGCTGGTGTAATAGTTTCGCTTTGTTCAGCTTCTAAAACATCTTCGTATGTAGCCTCACCACGATTTACTCTTATTTCTAAATCAGCGGCTTGTTTTGCTAAATTTAATTCTTGTTCTGCTTTTTGTTGAGCATTGGCTTTAGTCTCAATAGAATCAACCGTAGAATTATAAGCATTTAACTTAGCTACAATATCGTTTTTATCTTCTATAGATAAACCTGCTGGTAACTTCTTAGACTTTTGTAATTCAAGAATAGCATTGGCTCTTTGGTTAGAATCCATTGCTTGAAGCTGATTCTTATAAGCTACTGTAATTAAATTCTTCTGAAAATCTTTTTGGATAACCGCACCTTCTTCTGGTGTAATAAAACCTTGATCTATTCTTGCTTGAAGAATTGATTGGTACTTAGTTATTTTATCCTCATAATGTTGAGCTTCAATTTCAGTAGATGGCGCTGGGTTCTTAAATATGTCATCACCAACTAATTCTTGAGCAGCTTCTAAAGATTTTTGAGAATCATTTTGAACTTTCTTAAAAAACTGATCTTGGGATTTTACTGTTAAAGTAGCGGCTCTTTTATCAAAGCTTTGCTGATAATACGGTTGAACATCTTGAGGCATACTAGACATTTTACCATTACGGTATTCCTCAAGCCTTTTAGTTAATAGTTCTGGGTCATTACCTTGTAGTTTATTCTCGTTGAAAATTCTATTAGTCTGAACAATATCATCGGTTTCAACGTTTGCTAGATATGCGTTTCTTTCAGCCTCTTTAGCTCTTTGAGAAGCCACAGCAATCTTAGCAGTAGCATTAAAGATACCCTCACCTAAATCAGCTACAGCGTTCATTTGCTCTAAATATTCACCACCCGGAGTAAATCTTATCGGTTGTAATTGAGGCGCAAAGCTACCTCTTGAAGCTGCTTGGATATTACCATCAAAACGAACCACACCACTAGCTGGTAAGTTAGTTGGATTATTTGTTGTTCTTTGTGTAATTCTCGTTTTAGTCATAGCCTCTTACTTCATTGATTGTGAATCAGCATAAGCACTAGCGCCGCTGCTAAGAATTTGTGTAAACCCTCTAACAGTATTAGTTCTCCTAGCCACCTTAGCCGCACTACGAGTAATCGCAGCTTGATCTTGTATCTGCCTAATATTATTTCTAAAGCCAACTTGTCTAGTGTCAGTAAATACTTGGTTTAATCTTTTAGCTTCGGCTGCTCTTGCTGCATCAGTAGTTTGAATATTGGTAAAGCTACCAGATGTAGTAGCAAGACCACTAGCACCAAACACTGCATTTTGTGCAGACATAATACGGTCAAGCGTTCTTTGTCTATCTAGTTCGTCAACCTCTGCCTGTGTTCGTTCGGCTTGAGCTTGCATCTCTAAAGTTTTAGCTTGCGCATGTGCTTGTTGGCCAGCAATAGTAGCCATACGCTTACCGGTCATATTCTGTTCTCTAACAGTATATGCGGTACCTGCGGCTGCTACTGCGGCTGCTATCAATATTGCTGTTCCTGTTGCTACTGCCATTTCAACCTAATATATTGTTTTAAATTTTCACCACTCATAACGAACCCTAATTTTTCTAATCTCTTAGCTAAAGTAGGACTATTAATTGTAGTCATTATTAATCTCTTTTCTTCTTTCAATGCCCTTTGACACAAACACTCAAGTAAGAAATCTAACCCTTCGGCGACATCTTCTTTTTGTGCAAACGGATTTGACACCACCCATTCAATAGAAGCTATCAAACTATTAGTAGTATAAAGAAAGCCTGCGCATAATGGCAACCCATCCTTTTCAACTACATAACCAATATCGGAAAGAATCTCTTGAGTTACTCTATCTTTCCAGCGCCAAAATTCCCACCAGCGTTTAAACTCTGTAAAATCTTCTTCGCCTTTATAATCTCTTAATTCTAGTGTCATTTTACCGCTATTGTTAATGCTAATACTTCAAACTCTAATGGGTCGTCTTGTGTGATTTCCACATCAACGTCTCGCTCTACACCTGCAAGATGTACTTTTTTCCAACCCGTAAACAACGCAACTGGCTGGTCTAAAACATTAGAACCAAAATAAGTAAACGCTGGTACATATCTTTTATTATTATACTTAACGACAATATTTCTACTATTATTTAATCTGGCGTTCACCCAGACTAATCTTTTCCAATCACCAGCTAATTGTGAATTATCTAACACAGCTTCAATCGGTAGCGTCTTAACTTGTGCTAAATACTCTAAACCAGCTTCTAATTCAGATACATCTAGTGAGCTAGTTAAAGCCCCACTTGTTACAGCAGCATCTTCAAGAATATAATCATCACCTCTTACATTAACTGTTTCGCCATCAAGATGACTTAGCCCTGCCCAAGAAGTAGTTGCGCTACCACTAGTTTTAATCAATGAAGCGTCTAAAAAATGATCGCTATTAAATTTTTCAATATACCTAACTGTAAAACTATTAATTGTTCTTTTAACCGTTACATAAACATCTTGTCCTAAAACAGTTACTTCTTCAAAAGTACCGTTAGTTGTCCATAAAGACCATGCTAAAAGCTCTTGATCCCTAGCGATATTAAGCACGGCCATTGTACCATCGCTATTAACCACATAGAAATAATCAGCCGGACTATCGGATGTGGATTGTCTAACAGCCGAACTAACTGGCGAACTAATGAGGTGAGACGAAAGTATTGAAATATTTTTAGCACCATAGTTTTGTTCTAATTCATTATAAATAAATTCCCTAACTACCTTACCTGCGTTTTCAATAAACACGGTAGCACCACCTACTGGTACTGGTAGTACATTACTTGAACCGTGAGCAGTAGATTTAGTAATCAAAACTTTAGCCGGTGTAATTGGGTTTCCAACTTCGGTCGGTATATAGAACTCACCACCAGTAGTAAAGATTTGTAGATTACGACCAGAAACAATATTACGAATAGCATTAACTCGGTTATCATCAATAGTTACGTCAATCGCATCGTCATCATTGCCTTGATCTACATTAAAATCAAAGAAGTTACTTACTTGAGAACCCCATAATGTTTGTGGTCTTTCACCGGAATTTGCCACCCATAATCTATTTTGGTGGAAAGTTCCGCATGACGGCCAACCTTTTGAACCAGACCAAACAGCCTCATAGCCAGTTTCGTATTCCCATTGACCAGCCGCAATCGGCCCAACAGATGGGAAGTCAACCTCAATTTGTCCGGTAACAATAGTAGCACTGGTATACCCAGTAATTCTAAGAATACGGCCAGCTTTACCATAAATATATTGACCAACACTACCAGATGAACACACACTACCGCCGCCTGCGGTTGCTGTTACATCCCTACCAGTTGTGTTGCTAAGTGTTAA